GATGTACTGGTCTAGATCTTCATAGACTTCCATCATGTCCAGGACGGTACCCTCCATAACTCGAAGGCTTCCTTCTTGGATGAACTCGTCATACTTCTGGCGAAGAGCACCTGGCAACTTCATGAGCGTCAGCTCTGAGATATATGCCAGTGTCTTTACACCAAAAGCCTGATTCCTCAGTGGGAATAGGAAGGTGAATGCACAGAAGTCATCACCCTGGGACAAGTCGGCGCCCATAGCGCACTGCATGTTCCAGAATGTGTTCTTCCTGTGCGGGATCGTCTCCTCGTAGGTGAAGAAGTACGTGTATCCCTCCATAGGGATTCCGAACCTCTTGGCGAGGATGTCGTTTCGAGCGGCAGGAGCTTGTTCCATACGCTCGACGTCCTGCTGATACCGATCATAAGAGACAGTGATCCCGATGTTCGGCTGAGCTTTAACCCACATAGCAGGATCTGCTACTTCCTTGATGTCGTCAAGTCTGTAGTAGAAAATTGAGATGTGAGGGGCGATGTACTCGCCCTTCAGGATTTTGAGCAACTCCATCTTCATGGTGTCGCCCACCGCATTGCGGATAGTTCCTTCCGAGGAGACGGCCAGGATTACCGGATCGTCGATCTTTGAGGCACCCTGTTCAAGGGCACCGACGACATCCTCTCGAATGTCTCCTGACAACCACTCATCCACCGTACAAACCTTAGGTCGAAGACCCTGTAGCTTGTCGATGGACATGGGTCGGACCTCGAGTAGAGATCCGGTCAGGAAGTTCTCAACGCCCTTCTTAGTTGCAACCAGCTTCTGGCGGTTAGCCCTCGCGCCAGTTGTATTTTGAATGGACCCCTCGGTGAGGAACTTGTATAGCGGACCTCTTGCTCGAGTGATGGCGGTACGGAATGGACCCATCACCTCTTCGGCCTGCTTCATGGTCGGAGCCGTAGCGATCTGATGTGTCGTCGTAGTGTCGATCACCATGAAGTAGTTCTGGATGAGCGACATATACATCGACTTCGCTGCTCCACGAGCAACGATCAGATACTGCTTAATCGTTAGGCGCTTCTTTACTGTTTTGGTCTCGTATCGACCGCCGACTCCATCCTCGTACGGGACGAAGACCTGGCGATCCTCGAAGTAGTACCAGCCAAGGAGCTGTTCGGCCCAGAGCTTGAAGCTGTCTAGCAAATGGAGGTCGGCTCCGTCGGACAGCGTGAGCTCATTCTCGCAGTATGCGATGAAGCCCTCTACAGCTTTGTCATCGTAGTAGTATTCCGGGTTGGCGATGAGAGCATCAATGCGATTCATCTCGCATGAGATCTCTTCGCATACCGGAATCTCTCCACGGACGACTGCATCTCGAAACTGCCCGTAGTATTTTGGTACTGCGGTGTTCGAGAGCATTATTTAGCTGTACTCCCAGGATTGCGGGGTCGCCGCTTCTTCTTGGGGGATGGCTTAGTCTGCTTATACGACTTAGGCTTCTCGATCTGCTTAGTGGAGCCAGGCTTAACCTGATTATCACCACGAGGCTTAGGCTTCGGCTTGGGTGACTTCACCGTAGCTGGAGCTGACTCGACGGGGGCGTCTTCCGCTGCTGCGGCTGCCTCTCGAGCAGCGTCAGCGAGATCATTAAGCTTCTCCCGCATCTTCTTAGTCTTACTCTTGGAGGGCTTAGGAAGGTCGACCTTCGGAACCTTGACCCCGGTAGCCCTCTCAAAGCTAGCATCGAACGCAGCCTTCATAGACTTAGTGGCGGCATATGTGCCCGCTTTAGTCAGAGAGTTCTCGAGGATCTGTCGAGTGACTTCACGACCTCGAACCACGTGGCGATCGGCCTTGAGATCCCGATAGCGTTTCTCTTGCTCCAGCCGCTTAATTCGTGACTGGAGCTCGGTGTCGCTGATCTTTCGGTAGCTGCGGTTTGCGAACTTCTTTCGGGCACGGGCCTCTTTCTTGGCCTGAACCTTTCCGGCAACTTTTACGTCATGAGCCTTCTTTGCCTTCTGTACCTTGGCGACTCCAGTTCGGGTTGCCTTGATACCGGCCTTGGTCTTGTTCGCCGTAAAGCGACCACTTTTCTGAATGGCCTTGACTGTTGCAGCGCGGCCAGCAGACGCCTTCTTCCGAATGACGCCCCATCGCATGCCCTTTACGCCGTGGTGGACGAGGTCTTCTACCTCTGCTTCCCCTCGGTCTGATAGATCAGTCGCCATGCTGCCTCCTCGATCAGCTTCTGGTAGGCCGATACCAAGAAGGAGTTCCCGGGTGGATCGAAGAACAGCTTAACCTTCATGGCGATGTAAGACTTGATAGCCGCTTCGTCGTCGATGGAATCAAAGACGGTCCAAGCGGTATCCTTCTCAATCGGGGTGTTGCATTTTGCCCCCAATTGTGCGAGATCCATCCGTGCAGTGTTGATATGCATCAGGATCTGGTCATCGAAGGCATCATATCCCGGCATAATGCCGATTGCCTTCTTAGTATCTTCAAGAATGGTTCCCATTAGACCCTCCAGGGAGCTTGATCATTCGGTCGACGCTCAACAACTCGTGGTGTCAACCTCGATCGGTCTCCGAAGTGTATCGCGTTGTGGGTATTCTTGGTTGTCGTGATGAGGAACTCTGGCTCGAGGATGTCTGGATTGAATTCCTCGAGATCTCTGGGCTGAATCGGATTCATGTGGTGGATTAGCGGCATGTATCTGATGTCAAGTCCCTCGATTCCGAGGTCACAGGCAAGATCTCGAGCCAGAACAAAGTTCCTGACCTTCTTCCACTCCGTCGAGGTGTAGAATCGTTGGTTCAGGTATCTATCGAAACCAAACGTAGCTGTTCCAACTTGCCCGGTGAGAGCTAGGTAGTCAAACCGCTCCTCAAAGGTCTCGAGGCGCGCCAGTTCAGTATACGTCCGTAACATCTCCCGCTCCAGAGTAAGTACGGAAGGCTTCGATGGCTTCTTTGGCAATCTTCTCGGCTTGCTCAGCGCTGACTAGCGCCGTCTTCTTCGCCTCGAGGAGTGCTGTTTCGTTCCTCAGCTTCTCTACCTCCAGCTGTTCTCTTGTGGAGGCGAGCTTGAGGTAGTGGTTCACCGTGGTTGCCGGTGCGGTACCCTCTCGAAGCTGCTTCTCAGCAAGCTCAAGCGCTAGGTTAATCATTTGCGCTTCGCGTTGCTCCACAGTTCGAGCTGGTTTAGATGGGGTTGCGGCCCTTTTACCCATAGTTGCTCCTTAGATAGAGGGCGTTTGGGGCCAATTAGGGGTTAGATTCTAGGGCCCGTTGTGAGCGAGACCAGCGGGAAGAAAGGAGCACACGAGAAACTTCCCGTGGGCCCTAGAACCTAATCCCCAATTGGCTTTCCAAATATCCCTCCGGGGAAAATATGGAGGGGGCGGCGATGAGGGTGGGGGGCCTAAATGCGAGACCCCCCTCCCCCGGGTCGACGAAGAAATTTTTATTTTTCAATCATCGATCTCAAAAGTTTGATAGAAATTTGTTCCATCAAGATTGAGAATTCGATCAATTGCATTTTCAATTTCTTCGATTTCAAGTTCTTCACTTAATGAATCGCTTGATGTGCACAGCCTGGCTAGGAGGCCACAGGTACCGTAGCCGTGGGCAGTGTCAAAAGCAAACCATTCGTCCCATGAAGTTCTTGGATCGTAAGGATTGTCCACTGTGGACAGCATCCTAGCCATAGTAGACCTCCGCAGAGAGGCCCTGTGAGAGGGTGTGTACCATGGTGTGGTCAGCCTTCCTCTAGAGCACGGTGTACAGAAGTTGTTGAGATTCCCAAAGCTTCAGCAATCTCAGCAGCAGTCTTACCTCTACTACTCATAGCCTTGGCTCTGGACACCATGCTGGACGAGATCTTAGGCTGTGTCCTAGGTGTAGCCAGTTCTCTCACTACTGATTCATCAGCAAGTTCAAGAACCTTATTTAGAGCAGCCTGTGAGACAGCACCTTCCTGGATAGCCTGCCACTCTCGAGGAGTGATAGCGAAAGGCTTCTTACCAGCCCCCGTTCTTGAACGGGCCTCGGCTAAAGCCTGGCGGCGGGCTTTCTGGAGGCGCTCCTTATCAGTGGCTAGAGTAGGATCAGCCTGCTTCTTAGCCCTGATGACCGCATCAGCTAGGACCTGTGCCTGTCTTTCCCTGGGTTTATTCCGGAGGGCCTCGTTTACTTTGGCCTTGAGGGACTTAACTTCAGGGGCATAGGTCTTTGCGGCCTGGGGGTTCTTTCGAACAGAGGGGATTCTAAGCGTAGCCTTACGAGCTTCGTTAGCAAGAGCCTTCAGTTCGTTAGAGTGATTGGCATAGACCGTTTCGATAGCACTCCCGTTCTTAGAAACAAGGGAGTATGCATCATGGGTCTCGGCCAACTTGGTAGACTTCTCAGTGCGAAGCACAGTCTTACCATGCTTGTCTACATAAGTAGCCCCAGTCTCTTCATAGACCTTGCGACCTGTCCGCTTATCGATAGGCCCACCTTTTGAAGCGGACCGGGGTTTTCTTTCAGCAACACGCTTCTCGGAAGAAGCACGACTGATCAGAGTAGAAGCCCCTGCGTTTGCCTTACCCTGGTATTTCTTCTTAAGGGCGGCGATACCATTATCGATCTCGGACTGCTTGTAGTTGAGCTTGTGCTTCTCAGCATCAATCACAACCATGGAGTGTCGAACAGCACGGGCAATCTCAGCCTGGTTTGCACCACCGATAGTCATATCGGTAATGAGGTTTGAAACCTCACCCATCTTCATCTGCTTCTGCTTAGAAGTCATGGGCTTCATACCAGGGTATGCCGGATACATAGCCTTGGGGTCGAAGTCCTTCAGCCCCTTGAGGGCTGGTGAGGTCTTGACCTTTCCGCTATTGTTAGGAATGCAGAGAACTGAGTCACCATCAAAGTCCGCACCAGACAGACGCTCAGCAACCTTGGGGTGGATACCGATAGCATCCTTAACCTTAGTCCCTATGGCTTTTCTGGCATGGGGGTTTTTATTGTTGACTGTCAGTTCTGGGATCTCGAATCGTCCACCATGGGGGTGACGAACAAGAACGACCTTCTCCCCATGTTTGAAGTTGGGGGCGTAAACCTCCGTGGTCTTCATTTTGGGAACTGGAAGGATTACCTGACTGGCCTGTCGAGGAAGAGCAGCTGCCTTCAGATCCACAGCGTCAGAATCCACTGAGTCTGCAAAAGACTGTAGAAGCTTCTTCTTGACGGAGGGATTCGTCAGAGCCATGATCTCTTCGAACTCGGCACGGCGCTTGTCCCGAACCTTCTGCAGCTGCTGCTTAGCAAGAGAGACGGGCTGCTTCGAGAGGAACTGGGAGCTCAAGGTCTTCGACCAATCGCCCCAAGTACCCTCATCGTTGACGATATTCATCGCCGACAGCTTCTTCTTGCCGTGGGCATCAGTATAATGAAGCTGCTGTCGAATGACAGATCCGAATGGGTTCGAAGGATCGCCGGTCTGTTTCTTGAGAGCGTCGAGCTTATTGCCGGTTGGGTTCTTGTTGGTGTTGAACCGGAGATCATATCCCTTAGGGATGTCATCCGAGTACATCGCCATACCCTTGAGGTAGTGCGTACCATCAACAGAGATTCGAACCTGGGCATAGTTTGAACCACCGAGGGAGAGGTCTTTGACTCCTCGTCGAACCTCAATAACGCCGTCCATATCAGTACCACCCTCATTTCCATAGCGAACCTTAAGTCGCTTGCTGGAAACTGCAGTGGGCTTCTCGATACCGTACACGGTACGACCCCGGTCCTCAATATTTACACCGGGGGCCTTGATTTCGCCCCGCTTAGCCAGAACCGTCTTGTAGTCCATGCCCGGAGGCACCAGGACCTTCATTTCAGTGAATTTACCAGTCGTCTGCTGCTGGACCTTCACCTTGTGGACGTGATAACCCTCGGCCTCAAGCATGGCGGTTGCAGTCTTCATCTTGGTACTTGTGACACCCATGTTGACCTCAACGCCGAGTCCGACGTCAAGAAGACCGTCCTTACCAACCTGCTTCTTGAGTTCCTTGGCCAGCGCCTCAGTACTCCCTGCCCTTTCTTTGAGGGTGGGGTCTAAAAGCGCTCGAACGGAGGACTCGTTGATGCCCATACGACGACCGATGGCCGTGTTGGACATCCCCTTCTCCTTGAGCCGGGCCACCATTGCAACGTCAGCCTTACGCTTCTCGTTCTTGGCGATGGACTTTTGGGCTCGAAGCTGAGTGGTGGTCATTCCAAGGCCCTTGGCGATCTCAGTCTCAGAGAGACCCTTAGCCTTAAGATCCTTGATTGTGGAAAGCAGATCACCAGAGTGCTGGTGCGGGTCCTTACCAGAACCCCAAGGATAGCGCCCGGAACGGCGCTTAACACCATAGTGGGCGAGATCCATTAGGCCTCCTCTTCCTTGATCTTCTCGATCAGCTTATCGAACTGGATGATGGTGTCCATGATTCGGGCAATATCCTCGCCCTCGGGGTTGGCTACCTGAATGTCGTCATTCTGGTAGATACGGAGCTCGTAGTTAATTGCTCCGGGACGCTCATCATACTCGAGGCAGAAGAGCGCGGCGTAGATCATGAGTTGATCAACCTTAGCCGGGTGAACGCCGGTCTTCAGATCGTGGATGCGAAGCAGGCCCTTGTCAAAGGAGATAGCGTCAGCAGTGCCAAAGCAGTTGACCGAGTAAAACAGGACTTGCTCCGGGACCATCCGAAACCCAATAGCATCGTTAACATAGTTATTGAACGTCACCTTGTTTCGGGGCATGCGCATCTTCAGACGAATGTGCTCAGCGGCGAGCTCATGAAGACGGGTGCCTTTTGCTGCGGCCTGGGAAGTCCGGAAGGACTCGATAAGTTTGTCGGGTGAGTAGTTGAGCCAGTGATACTTACTGGCACTCAGGAATGCGTGGGCTCCATTAAGCTGTGAGTGATTGTTGAACTTCACTGAGGATCTCGCTCTCGTTCTCAGGGTAGATGAATGCGGCATACGACATAGCATGCATGGTCCGAACGTAGTGTGCTTGGTTCGGACGGACTGAGGCTAGTTCACCTCGCTTCACCTCTAGGGCCGCCCAACGATTCTTGTAGAGAAGAATCAGATCGGGTATGCCTTGGATGTAGTTTGGGTCATTTTTCAGAATGATGATCCCAGGCAACATCTTGTTCAGCTTCTTGATGAGCTGTGCTTGGAATTGTGACTCACGCATGGTGTGCTCCTCTGGGTAAGCCTATAAGAAGGGATAGGCTTGTTTCTATCCTTCTTATCATTATATGCGTAGATTGCGACAAGGGGTGTCACACGTATTGTAGATACTTGAAGAGGGGTATCTTTTGATCGGGGCGGGGTTTTGTTACAGATGTGACTAATGTGAAAATTCGATCGATAAACATCATCAAACATCATCAAACAGCACTACTTGAGGGGTGGGCCAAAAAAACGTGAAAATCCCTATACTATATATATATTAAAAAATCATCATCATCAATTAATTATATTATTTCACAAAAAATGGCCCACCCAGACTTTTCGTTGCAATTCCAAGGAAAAGTCCAACAATACGTGTGACGCGCTGGCCCACTTTTTTGGCCCGGATACGTGTGACGCGTAACATCAGTCACACCAGTAACACAAAAAATGGCCACATGGCCAAAAAAAATGGCCACTAGGTGGTCCAAATCAGAGCGTCACACGTATTGTAACACCCCAATCTGGACCACCATAGCGAGCATTTAACCGACGAATGCCCTCTCGTTGAACACCTTCTTCGAGTTCAATGACCGACGAACGGCCTCATCAATTGACGATTTCGACTCGAGAAAGTAGTACCTCAAACGAGAATAAGGGGTGTTCATTCGGTCGATCCGACCCTCACACTGCTCCGTTACTCGCCAGGAATAGTTGAGGGACCAGAAGAGAACCGTATCGGTACTAGTACAGTTCCATCCCTCTGCTGCCGAGGTGTACTGACAGATATAGATCCATCGATCTCCTCCTGGAATAGCATCGTGCCTATGTCCATTCCATTGCGCCGTAGGCACTCCAATGCTCTCTGCAACTGCAAGGATTCGATCGAGTTCATAGTTGTAATTGTAGAATACGATAACCCTCTCATGGCTTGAGAGTATGCGCTTGGCTTCTGCTGAACGCCAGTCATTGTCGCTCACTACCTTTCTCAAGATTCGACACACGCCACCAGCATCACGCAGTGGCTCTTCGGTCCATGGGTCCATTCTGTTCTTAACGACCCACTTGTACAAGTCCTTGTCATACCCACAGTAGACAGTCTTCCTGTCCCGAGTAGTATGACGAGCCACCGGCATCTCCACAAGGATACTCCGGCGCAAACGCTGCAGCTTCGCCTCCCCTATGTACCGTTTGACCTTGGGGTATTTTGCGAAGCGATCAAATATGACATGGTCCTCCATGAACTCCGTACGAGTCCTGAAGAAACCGTGAGCCATGAATACCGGGAGGTAGTCCATCCAGACATCTCCAGGGGTGGCTGAGAGCAGAAGCCAGGCGTTCTTCTTTGTAATTTTCAAGAACTCCTTGACCCAGCGCCCACTGCCGGAAGCACGCTGTTCATCGAAAAAGAATACCGCGTGTTCTCGATCCGAGTACTTCCCGATGTTGTTCCACGAGTCCACCACAATGGATGAACCTGTGAAACTACATGCGGGATCTGTACTCAGACCGAGACGCGCAGCTTCCTCCTCCCACTCAAGGGAGTCCCGCTTCTTAGCGGTTGTGATGACATACAGCGTAGGGGAGCCCTTGACCTTCTTCTTGATCAAGGACCCCCCTTCTTTGAACGAGGCGGCGTTACAAACCGACGTGAGGTACCACGCCAGGCTGGTCAGGGTCTTCCCCGAACCAACGCCACCCGCCAAGATGCTGCCGTTCTGCAGTTGACGCACCGCCTGGATCTGCTCAGGTCGGTACACAACTGTCATCTGATCCTCCTATCCAAAGATCCACTCGTCGAACTCAGACTCGTACTGCTCGAGCAAGAAGCCCGCTCGCCTCTCAGCGTACTCCTCCTTGCGGAAATCGGAGTTACTCTTGAGGTAGAGGTTCTCCGGCTTGAAGTTCCGTCGGTTTCCGTCTTTGTACTGGACGAAGTGGTACGGAGGGATCTCGCCAACAAAAGCCTTCCATACAAGAACTCCAGCGGATCGCTTGACCTGCTTCTTCCCACCGACAGGGTACATCCGATAGCACCAGGTCTGCTTATCGAGGATTGGGGTCAAAATCCGACCAGTGCGTCGATTCCGAACCCTACCCAAGGTAGACACCATGTACTTGTCAAGAGGAGCAGAGAGTGCCTTCCACAGCTCAGTCGCCAAAGCGAGCCTTTCTATCCGACTCCGACTCAACGCATGAGCCGAAGATGTAGTCGTCAAACTCAGACTGGGTCTCTTCAAAGAGCGCGTCCATCTGAGCGTTGTACTCATCATACCAGGCTGTCCGGTACTCCGAGTACGATACTAGCTCCAAATTATCCAGCTGCGCATTAGCAAGATCACCATTGCGGTGGATGATGTAGTTCCGGGCCCCGGGCTCACCATTGAAGGCACGCCAGATAGTCACACCACAGCGAACCATGGTCTGCTTACCCGAGTCATCCCTGTACAAGGAGAACCCGGGGGCTCCGTCAGAACAGCGCTGAATGCTCAGCACCTTCCCCGTCGAGATATTCCGCACCCGACCGAGATCAGATGCCTCATACCTTGAGAAGGGGTGGGGTAAAATTCGCCAGCGTTCAGTCAACGTGGATAGCCTTGACGTGGTCCAGGAGGTACTTCACCTCACGAGTGTTGACGTCCGTGACAACTCGGAGCTTGGTACCACGACGAGCGTAGTAGTACCGATTCTTGTCCTCCTCGTCCTTGAAGACGAAGAAAAGGATGTCCGCGGCGATGTTCATAACTCGGATCAGCTTCATCGGGACACCGGAGACTGTTACCTCCCAGACCCCCTCCTTCCTAAGAACCTCCTTGATCTTCTCGTGGTCCGTGATCTCCTCAGTCGGGTCGTCAAGAGCCCAGGAGTTGGAGAGCTGGTTGTAGATGAACTTCTGATTCAGAGGCATCTTGATCCGGGTCATGAAGTCCGAGTCCTGCCGCTTGAGGTAGATATACCAAACAGCATCCTCTCCGTCGTCAGAGAGCTCCAGACCCATGACGTGCCAGAACTGACTTGCGTGGCTGAAGATGACCGGGTGCAGGTGTCGGAACGTGTCGCTGATGTAGAGCTCCTCGAACTGCTCGAGGTTGATGCGCTTAATGCTTCCCATGTGAATTGCCTTCCATGCTGTCTGAGGGCGGTACTGGATGAATTCGAAGTCTTCGATGTCCTTGATGAGGATGTCCCCCAGTATCCTATCTGTAGCATTGAAGACTACAGATTTGTCGCTAAGGGAGTCATAGAGGCGCTGGAAGTCCGAGATCTTCACTGCTCCCTCATTTGTCCGGAACTGGATGCACAGAGGGTTTCCGTAGTCGAGAACCACACGGATATGATCCAGGAAGTCCAGCCCCTTGATAACCCGAGGGGTCTTATAGAAACCGGCCTGGGTCAGTTCCATGGTTCCTCCTCAGAAATAACGGTGCACATCAGCAGCCCACTCGGCGTTCTCGAGAACCCAGTCGTAAGTCTGGTGGCCCTTCTCGTTAGTCATGAGGTGTCGAGTGAACTTGGACTTGAGGTCATCGCCAAGGCGGAAGGTAAACCAACGCCCCTTCTCACGCTCGGCAGTGATGTAGAGATCTGTGGATCCGGGGACAGTCATGAACGACTTGACATCGTACTTAATGTTCTCGTAGAAGAAAGGTGATGGCTTGTGCCCATCGAGAATCCAGTAGTCGTAGTACTTCTTCGGCGAGTACTGGCGATACACGTCAGCCAGCATGAGCTTAGAGCCATTGCTGATCAGCTCACCGTTCTTGACTCGAAGCCGGGTAACCGCTCCCTCTGAGTCAGACAGAGTAAGGAGCCATGAGTCGTTCGGGGCGGGGATGAAATTCGTGATGAAGTACTCCCGGTCACGGAACATGAATGTGGGGAGCATAACTCCCTCTTCAGTCTGCAGCTTACCAAGGTAACGAGACCTGAGCTCGTGAATGTCGACGGGGCCTTCAGAGATCTGGATGAGAGAAACCATGTGTATACTCACTTTCTAATGCGTCGGGGGATGTCGTACTCGTCGAGGATGTAGTCCATGAATGCGAAGAGATCTTTTTTGATCTCATCCGCGAGCTCTCGGTTGCGAACCTGAGACACGTCTACGATAAACCGGTAGCTGTTGTTCGCAGTCCGCTTCTCGAGGTGAACGGAACACCGTGGCGTACGACGACGCTCCGGGTTCTTGATGTAGTCGAGCACGATCTCTCGACCAGGCTTGTGATCAGGGTGAAGAACTTCTCGAGGTGGCTTACCCTCAGCCAGGTCTCGCTTCCGAGCCTCAGCAAGGGCCTTCCTCTCGAACTCCTCAGATTCCTTGACCGCCCTCATGATGTCGTCACTGCTGACGATTATCCGGCTGGCCACATGTATCCTTTCCAGAGCAGGGAACCCCGGGGCCCTTTTGCAGACCCCGGGGCATTAAATCAACCTCGACGCATCTCTCGGATGAAGATCCAGATGAGCCAGAACCCACCAGTCACACAAGTCAGGGTGATGTCCAGCAGGAAGTTGAAGAAACCGTAGCGTCGCATATTACCAGTCCTTTGCTTCAAATCGTCCGGGTTCTGTGATTTCGAACTCTTGTGTCTTCTTGATGATGTGTCTCACCGACCGAAATGTCCCGGTGTAGCAATGAATCTCATAACAAGAGTCATCGTGCAAACAAGGGCTCATCTCGACCACGTTGAGATATCGAGGATCTCCCCACCAGGTTTCATACTTGATGACAAATCGTTCCTCAGTCTCAGGCCAGGCCATCCAGATCTTGAACAGGTCCTCTCCGGTGATCTTCATCAGGCAGCTACCTCCTCATCGGCATACTTGGCGTCCAGCGGGTCCTCGGCGATCGTGACATACATCGTACCGAGATATGCCTTCACACCGGAATTACCATTCGCCTCCCAGACATAGGGATTGATCGTGAGATCCACGTTCAGGATCTCAACATAGTCCAGTGAGTCGATTGTCTGCTCACTGATGAATACCTTACGTCGAGTCAGGTTCGGGATGCAAATGATCTTCGGAGGACGAGATCGGTAAGAAGCCTCGACCTTGATGTAGTGCGTCAGGGCATCCGGGTCATTCCGAGACTCCCGGGTCTTCACATTCCAGTCGTCCCGCTCGAGCTCAGGGACCATGTCCTCGGGGATCTCGACACAGAAGGTGCGCTTGGTACCCCCAGCGAAAGGACCAGAGGCGGAGAAGTCCTTGAAGAAGATACGGGCGTTCTCGATGGTGATGTTCTTGGGTCGTGCCATTGTGTGCTCCTCAGAAGTCAGCGTGAATACGGAAGTCGGTGTGAATTCGAGCGGTGTCCCAGGATCCGATCTCCAGGACCTTACGGATGAACCCGGTGAGGTTCTTGCGCTGTCGGCACTTGAAGAGGATTGTCTTGATGCCGTTGGGGTAAGAGATCTCCCCAAAGACGCAGTTGGGCTGGCGGTAGAAGCTCACCTCGACATCGTTCTCGAGGTCGAAATGCATCACGCCCATGAGTGCGCTGGAGAAGGCCGGGGTAACCTTCGATCGCTTATCAATGAAGGGCTCCAGATCCAGACCCTCGAACTCACCAGCCTCCTCTCGAAGCTGGCCATCCTGGGTGAAGTAGTCAATAACGCTCTTGTCTCGCTGGCTCATGCGATCCACTCATCCTTAAGGTCGATCTTGTCGTGCATGACCTGCCTGAGAAACTCACAGGCGATCTGGTACTCACGGTTGTTGTAAATATAGATGGGCTTGATGGTGATGTCCTCGTCATGGAGGAACACCCGCATCACGATGATCCGATGAATGGGATCATAGGTAACGATGAAGCTGTCCCCATTCTTGAGCTGGTACTCAATGATGTCGGGGGCGTTACAGATGACGAGAATATCGTCAACGTCATTCTTCTCCCGATACTCCACACCTCGACGGAATGCCTCGAAGCAGTCCTTGAGCTCGATGAACTCGGTATCGATCCGAAGATGGGTATCGTGGGCGACAATCTTTCCTGGCATGTGTGCTCCTTTCAGAAAAGCCTATACCCCAAGTTAATGGGGTATAAGCGAGATCAGTCTTCGATCTCGACGTGGTCTCGAGCTTCCTGTACGGCCTTGACGGTCGCATCGAACTGCAGCTCCACTTCGCGGGCAACGATTGCACTAGCAGCAACACCAGTGCCCACGGATCCGAACCAAAGCAGAATCTTAGCGATTCCATTTGCGTTCGAAACCAGGGGCTTGGTGAGCTTGCTGGCAATCATACCAGCTCCAATGGAGGAGAGTCCGGAGATGATAATCTTGGCAACGGGCAGCATGAGTATTCCTTTCGAGTAGAGGGGTCTCATATATACCCTAGTTTCTGACGCGGACCCCCGGGCCCTTTTACAGACCCGGGGGCTTTTACACATCAGGTGTAGTTATGACGGAAGCATCCCGCATCCTGTACAAACATCCAGTGCCGCTGCCAGAAAGGACCACGTACAAGAACCCAGCGCCAGCATCCCATATTACTTCGCCTCCTTCATAGGTACATGATCGAATGAAAGCTGAGAGACAATCCTGCGCCTTGAGTCGGGCATGAAGACCAGCTCGTTCATCCCGTCGTGGGAGAACATGTACGCGGTCCAGTTCAGCCAGTTGAAGCACAGGATCTTTCCCTCACGGGGGCAGGCAACTCGACAGTTACCCACCTGGTCCTTGAGGATACGGGCGTTCCAGTACTTACTGACCCGACCCTCAGGAGAATATACCGTCAAGGTGAAATGCTTGACATTGTTACCATAGATGAGCTCGTCATCAGTAACAGGATCCCGGTCCTTCTCAATTGAGAGCTCCTTGTACGGATCCCATGTGTTGATGTGTTCAGCCATCGGTTCCAAGACTCCAATCGTATGGCTCAAGCTCCAAGGGTAAAGGCCTCGAAGTCGCCGAACTCTCCCACCGCAGCCTTTGCATCGTCAGCAAGACCCTCGAAGTAGTCCCAGTCGACGTACTCCTTCCAGTCTTCGGGGTGGGCATCTTTGAAGGCCTCGAACTGTACCCACCTGTGACCGGTACTGCCTGATGCGGCATGGAACTTACCATCTTTCTCGCGGAGAAGGATCCCGCCTCCACGGTTTACGGGGACAAAGGCGCCGGTCTTACCGACGAACTCCATCTCTGGCTTCTCTTCAGTGCCGTTGTTGAGATACAGAGCAGTTGTAACGCTCTTGGTTTCCGCCACGTCTCGAATATCCAGCTCCTCCTTCGAGAAGAGCTCCTTGAAGACGTAGGGGTGCTGGAACTGGGCACCGGTAGCGCTCCACTTCCCATCCTCGTAGTCGACATAGACGGCCTTGTTCACGAGACACATACGGTCGTAAGTAGCCTCGTGCTCGAAGGTGTAGCCGTACTTCTTGCCGAACTCCATGACCTTCTTGATGATCTCGGGAGTAGCCCTCGGGATCTTGATCGAGTCGGTCTTGATGTGCGCGACGTCGAAGCCCTGCTCCTGGACGAAGTGCTTCAGATCCACCATAAACAGAGCGCCACGCTTTGCGACGATGTTGTCGACGTTCCGGGGGTCCTTGAAAGCATTGGGGAACTTCGCTGCAGTGAGACCGTACACCGAGTTGATGACGATCTTAAGAGCAAAGGCCAGTGCCTCATAGTCCACACCCTCCTCGAGGAACGGCTTGAGAGCTCCGTCTAGCAGAGATCCTGCGAGCTTGTCGTCGTGGTGCTTGATGGCGACTCGGGCTTGCTTGATCTCGCTGAAACGCTTAGTGTATCGGTCTCCGAAGAGGTTGAGACACTCGATTGAAGTTGGATGCATTGACGCAACGTCGAGAAGTGCGACGTCGACGTAGATTCCTGGTTCGGCGTAGACGTATCCACCTTCACCGACCTCCTCCCCACGATAGGTAGACTTGCCGAAAGCGTATTGATAGCCAGGGAATTGCTCACTGAGATCGGTGTATACGAACTCACTCTGGGGGTTCCTGTTCTTTCCGAAGATGATGAACTGACTGTGCTTGTTGGTTGTGTCGTTAGGAGTCAAGCCAGACAGCTCGGCAAGCATGAGACGGGCCTGCCAGTCCGCATGGAGGTGGTTGAAGACCTCCTCGGTTGCGATAACATCGTTATCACAGTACTCCGCCACCTCTTCCCAGCGATCCTTGGGAACGTTCTCATCCCAAGGGATACCGAGCTCCTGGTGGTGCAGCCCAAGCTCGATCTCCCACTTCTTGAGGGACATCTTGGTGGCTGCGAAGTCGTACACATCGGTGTAGGACAGGTTGTACGCCTCAACGAACCCAGCAGTGACGCTGTTCTCGATAATGCGCTTGCTCAAGTCATACAGCTTGGCGTTGTTGAAGCCCAGCGTACGAGCATAGAGAATATGGTTGTCGTACTTCCGGCAGTTGAAACCGACAAGCCGCATCTCACAGAGGGCCTCAATCTCTTCGGGGGTGGGGTTAATCATCCGGTGTACCTGCGGATTACCCTTCACCTTCCAGTTCACGAGAAACAGGTTCGGGAACACCTCACAGTCGAAGAACACCAGCTCACCAGTTGGGAAGCCTACGGATTTCTCCTCAGGATCCTCATTTGTGAAGGGCATCTCCATCACTGCCTTGATGGCCGCCTCGGACTGATGCGTCGAGTTCATGGCGAATGCCAACACCCGAGGCTTCAGGTCCTTGACATCATACACCATCCCCTGTTCCTTGGCGTCACGGAGGATCTTGGCAATGAAGTCGACCGAGGGCTTTGTTGCCGGGTGGATCTCCTTCCGAAGGTTGCGTTCAATAAGCTCCCTGACCTTCTTCTCGTTGGCCATGGTGGTCTTGTTGATCACTTTCTTCTCCTTAAACGGCAGCCCCTCTGAAATATGAGCCACCGGGATGTTGTTACAGTGAGATACCTTCCTCCTCAAGGAAGAGTCCCCGGTGAAGACCTTGATCTCAATGTCTTCATCGTAGAGCCTCGCTAGTTCGGTAGGGTCTCCGTCGTAGATATAATGAAGGTGTATCCCCTTACCACCCTGGCTAACCTCTGCATAGGTAGGGGGCCATTTCGACGCCTCTTCAAGATTCCTGTTAAGACTCTTCTCGCCATTGATCTTAATATCAAAGTCAATAACAATATGATTCTCAGGGACCTTGACGTAGTGCGTAAGAGAGGTATCTATCTCACGAAGAGTGGTTCGAACGTTTGCCCATCGGAACTGCGGAGTCCCATGGTCTCCGGCTCTTTGGGCCGGACAGTCCGCCAGAACGTCGTCGAGAAGGGATTCGGAGTAGTCGAGGGCCAGCGAATATGGCTTCTCTGGAGAAGCCTCGAGTTCGGCAGGATCCAGTAAGTGATCCTTGAATCCGGTATATACGTTGCGTAGTCTATCGTCCCCTGACCGAACACGTGAATGAAATTCGTCAAAGTAATCTTTGAGTTCTTCACGGAAGATGTATCGGCTCTTCGGGTACGGGATATTACTCTCACTACAATACTCCTTATACAGCTTGTATGCCATCGTAAGACTAATGTACTTCTCTGTCTTGAATAGGAGGTAGTTCTCCTCAACAAAGTTGTATAGTACGTTAGTCCGAAGCATCATGTCTTGGGGCTTATACGCGTCGTAGTAGTGCTTACCAAGACTACGATAAACCCCAAGACAATGATTGGCAATCTGCCCAAGCTCGTCTCGAATCTGAGTCATCAGAGTCTGATACTCGTCAGCCCCTACTGTTTGTCCGGTGGGGGAGATATCAATCAGTCGTCGGATGATTCCTGACTTGGAGTCAGTGATCTTGACAGGCTTGTTAGTGCCGATGAAAAGGAGCGCGTTAATCCGTTTAGGGTATCGCTTAACTCCTTTCTCATTGATGAGAATCGTCTCATGTGCGACCACGCTATTGAGTAGACCGTTGGTCTCGATTCTTGAGAGATCCCCATCTTGGTCGATGGCCACGAGCGAACTTTTACCAAGGGTGCTGGTTGCGAACTGATCTGACTTGGATCCAAGAGCTCCCGCATCAAAGGTAGTTGTGTACCCCTGGAAGAGGAGCTCGAGAATATTAAGGACCGTCGACTTTCCAGACCCTGGGGGACCATATAGGACGGCAAACTTCTGTATCCTCTTAGAGTCGCCAGCCACAATGGAGCCGATGATCCATTCAAGCTTTCGTCGAGCGTCTACGTCATAGAGGACACCAATAAGTCGATTCCAGGACTCTGGAGTACCTTCTTCAAGAGAGTACGGTAGTCTTGCGGTTGCATAGTCTTCCTTTCTAGGAGTGGTGTCCGCAAATATGAGTTTGGCGTTAAGCTCCTGACCATTGTCAGGAAGCCTGGATTTCCAAGTCTGGAAGCTGGTCCACAGTCCGTTGCTGTAGTTGGACAAGGGCTTCACGACAGTCTCGATCTGACCCTTGTAATTCTTTTGGTGCTCGAAGAGGGACCGGTCTACAAACGTAGCGACGTCAAACTCGTCTGTAGACCAGAGCCCCCTCTCCTCATCCCAGATTGCCTGGAAGTCTCTTCCCTGAATGAGAATATCCCTCGATCGTCCTACGAGGAACTCAGGGTAGATTTCCACCTTTCCACTCTTTGTGGTACGCTCGCAGATTCGGTAGAAATCCATGAGTCTCCTTTACAAGTAATGTTCATTTGCGTAGGCATTCATCTGGGCCCAGAGTTCTGCCTTGCGCATATCACGTGCGCCATGAAGAGGGATCGCACGAAGAGGGAACATGGATCCGTGTCCCAGCTTCGTGTAATCCCTCGAGTTGATCCGCTCGAGAATAGACTCTACCTCTTCCTCGTGGCGGGGGTTGAACAGGGCCTCATCCGTGTAGTCGTAGAGGCCACAGTTCTTCACCATCTCCCAGAAGTACCATTCCAGAGAATATGGTGTGTCGTCATCCTCGAGCATCATGTCCATACGCTCGGCCAAAGCGATAAACATCTCGAGCATAGAGCAAGACTGCTCGTTAAGCCAGACGTAGGACACGTCGTTGTTCTCTTGAACAAACTGCCTACGCAGGTCAATACCATCCTGTGCACGGTTGATGTCGTTCTGGATCGTCACCCGGAACGGCGTCTGGTGCATGATCTCGAGAAGGCTCAAATATGACTCCTCGGGGCACTCGGCCATGCGAGTATCCCCAGTCCTATCCACAAGCCACTCGAAATATGAGTTATCCGGTGCCGCCTCGATCATTACTCATCCTCGTAATACTCAACCCCGAGAACCGAGTGCTCGTAGGAATCGTCGAGAATGGTGATCTCGAAGTCCGCGTGGCGGCTCATGCTTCGGACATAGATGATGGAATCGGAGGCAGAGATTCCGCTGATAATGTTGTCGAACCAGGATGTGTCCTGCATAGGAACGCCCCGGTTGTCAGCGAATACATCGTCCTCCATATAGTACGTGAGCTCGACATGCTCCTGATGGCCCTTAGCCCGGAACTCCTCTTCGGTGATCTGGTAGGCCTCGAAGTGCTGTCGATCCATCGTACGCTTGACTACTTCCTCCTGGTCGGAATCTTCCACAGGAGTCGGAGAGTAATCCACAACAGCTTCCGGTACCACCGGCTCAGGATCGGATTCCCCACCCTCTGAATCAGGGCTATCTCCCACGCGCACTTTGTGCTTCTCTTCAGCAATTTCAGCCAGCTCCTTGTTGATCTCGATTGTTGCTTCTTGGAAGTCCTGCTCGAACTTGCGAGCGAGAGCGAAATATACGCCAAGGCCGCCGGTGATAGCTCCGGCTCCGAAATATAAGATCTTCTCAAGCATATGTGCCTCAGATCTTGTCGTACATCACGCCGTCGACGTTGAAGTCCAGCGCCCACTTGGTGACGGTGCGGCCGTTCTTGTCCTCACCCTCGAAGGTTCCCTCGAAGATGTTGAAGTCGACGAAGTCGTCACCGTTCCCCTTGACCCAGCCAGTCACAGCACCAGCGGGAGTGTGGGGGAACCCGAGCATCTTGTAGACCTCGTTAAGGAAGATGTGCCCACGAGTATTCAAGATGTCATTGGCGTACTGCTGCTGGCACTTGAGGTGGAGCATAGCCAGGTCCTCATCAGCAGACCAGTTGACATTGGTGTCGTCAAAGATAACGCCGTAAGGAGAAACCCCATCGACAGCAGTGATAGCCTCGAGAGTCATCTCGTCCTTGGTGAGGTCCTCCTCAGCAGTAGACACAAGCGCGTCGAGCACAGCGTCCTTACCGAACTTAGACTCGATCTTCTTCTTGTAGGTCTTGAATGCCTGGTCTACAGCCGCGTACGCCGCAGCGAGAGAGGCGTTCCGCTTCAGCATGATCCCGTGTCCGGTGATCAGGGAAGCGATAGAGGCCGCCCCAAGAATCAGGGCGGGGGCGTAAAGCTTGACGAGCTTGGTGCTCATTCGAGTGTAGAGGACAACCTTGTCGTGCAGAGCGTCCTTGTCCGAGAGCTTACCGTCCTCGTGAGCCTCATGCACCTTGACCAGCATACTGGTCTCCTCGGCGAGAGTCTCCTCAACCTTGAGGGTGGCCTTGGAGGCGAGAACCGTAGTACCGATAAAGCCAACGGTACCAGCAGCTGTGAGAATGGTAGGGGCGTGCTTGCTTAGGACCAACCCTGCGCGTCCGGCGAGACGGGTAACAATTCCGAAATTCATTTGATACGTCCTGCTTCCTTGAGTCGAAGATAGATTGCGATTGCCTGGTCGTCTTCCATGCGTTCAACACGGCGACGCCACTTGTCTGAGAATGGATATGCGGCGATTAACTCAAGCCGCACTTGCTGAGGATTCATCGTGCATTGATGTGGTCGGGTTTCGGGAGCTGAAGCATGTAGCCACGACGGCTACGGATTACCGACATGTACCGGGCCGAAGTCCAGCCCCAGTTCTCGTCAGTGTATTCGGTAGTGATACCGCAGAGATCGTAGAGATCGGCGACGGTGGCAAGACCGTACTCCTCGATGATGTCACTAAGTCGGTCGATAACGAGATAAGCCTCATCCCGAGACTCGAGCTCGATCTCCGAGAAATCATGGTATCGACGTGTTCGAGGAGAAGCGTCTCGGCGATTGCCTGGTGCTGAGCCTGGTCGAGAATATGATCCGTACGAGACACGGGACCCTCCGGACGAGCTGCGAGCTCGAGGAGAAGACTCTCCGAAGAGGAGACGCTCGATGCCCTGGCTGACCAGATCCGAGAGTGTGTTCTTGATAGCAGGGATAGTAACATCGTAGAGTAGATACTCGCCGACATTGTGGATATCCTCTCCAACGAAAGCGGATACAGCCTTCGTTCCGAAGTTCGACTTCTTCTTGACGGCCGGTGCAGAGGTAACCTGCTCGACCTTCTTGCGCTCAGGGAGCTTGCTGTTCGAGGGTAATGACGGACGGATTGGTGCGTTAGCCAAGGTGGCCCCTTTCAAGGAAGTGGGGGCCCCAGATTTCTCCAGGGCCCCCAAATATAACTCAGAGGTTGTTGAGCTCCGTCTCCTTAAGCTTGGAGTCGAGCTCCTTGTACTTCGGGTCCTCCTTGACCTGCTTCATGATCTTCTCAGGCAGGATTCCCTGGTAGAACTCGCGGACGAGAGACGGGTTGTCCATCAGCTGGTCAAAGAGCTCCTCGTACTCGGGAGAGTTGAGGAAGGACTCCTTGATCTGCTCGTTCTTGACAAAGCGCTCGCCCTGACGCTCACCATATGCGGAACCGATGAGGTCGTCGAAGAACTTCATCATGGTGTACAGGTCCTCGTTGTCCATAGCTGCCTGGAGCCACTGCTCGAACGAGGTGACGTTGTCATATCGCTTGATGAAATCAAACATCTCACGGCGAGACAGGTGGAAGTAGAGCTTCTTGGTGGTGGGCTCGTCGTCGAAGATACCCTTGATGCGAATGATGTGAGAGAACATGTGATGGTTTGCCTTTCAGTTGATCTTGAAGTAGTTTTCCTTGGGGGCGACTAGAAAGTCGACCGTAAGTACTGGCTCACCCTTTTCAGTGAGCTGAGAACCAAACTCGACGGAAAGGGAGTTCGGTTCGGACCATCCAACCAGTTCGCCGGCTGCAATGGGTGGAAGCCCAAGGCCGTTGTAGAACTCGTTGAGGGAAGCATAGCACTCAAGGTTGAGCTGCCCATTAATGTTGTTCTCGACTCGGCGGATCGACTCGATGTCGGACTTGAAATACCGCCCCGAGAAGATGTCATAGCAGAGAACGTCCCCTCCCCCGGCCACAAGAATAGTTCCGGGACGTGGTTCACCAGCTGCCGATACCGATTTCTCTGCAACGCGGGCCTCAATCTTCTCGCGGTCCTTCGGCTTAACCACGTCCGCCACCGCGTCTCGATATCGCTTAAACGCCGCCTCCGAACCTGTGTAAGCCAGTGCGAACGCCGCTCCTCGAGAGTACTGAATACGATTCGCCGCGATGATCGATACCAGAGTGCATACGCCTGCGATGGCCGGGGGAATATATACTCGATATGATACTGCGAACTTTTCCTTCCAAGAGAGGTCTTCGGGTGAGCGAAGATTGGCTTCACAGTAGTCTGCGATCTTCTCGACTGCGAGCGTAGTAGACTTCGCTGTGAGGATGGCCGTAGCGACGGTCCCAACACATGCGGAAGCCGTGAGAATCGCCGGCGCGTTTGCCTTGATAAGTCGCGCACAATCGTTCGCATTGATCACTCGTGCTCCTTTGTCTTGATGTTCAGAATTTCCTTGTGGAGTCCGGGATATGTGGTGTGCGAAATCTCAAGCTTGGCCAGATGCGCAGCAACCTCCATACGAATCAGAGACTCGATGTCCTTGCGAGAGAGAATACCCTGCTCTCGCATAACCGCCTTGACTGTTTCCTTGGCGTGGTCGTTGAATACGAAGCTACCCGCTGTTCCTGGGAGTCCTCGCTCACCACGATCGCCCTTTTCGCCACGCTCCCCACGAGGACCAGGGGGTCCCTTAATAACCTTGACCTTACACCACTCGGACTTGAAGATATAGGTGCACCCTCGGATAAAGAGGGTGATCAGATTGAGCCAGACGATGATGATCGTGACGGCTCCGAGAATATACAGAGTCCACCAGATGATGGTCATGAGTGCTTCCTTTCGACTCGCTTGAGACGGGGCTTCAGTTTGTAGTTCTGCGGATTGTTGATGCAATCCAGGATGTAATCCGGCGTAAACTCCCAAACGCCATTCTCCCGAGGGTAGTGTCGGAAGTCGATGGAATCTGCGGCCATCCTCCGGAGGTACTCTCGTCGGTTGTCTCCTCGAGCATACGCTCTAGCCTCCCCGGTTGCTCCATCAACACCGAGGTAGAGTACGGACAGAGCGTCTCCAACGACAATGTCTGAGTGCTTTGCCAGGAACTCCATGACTCCTCCGGGTGTGAGGATGACAACTCGATTAGGGCGGTCTCCCCTCCGGGTAATCTCGTCACGTGGTACCCCGTAGCGCCAACCTCGGAAGGTCTCGACGCAAAGGAGGTCGCCCCGTACTTCCCATTCAGCAAAGCTTTGATCTTTGAGGAAGTAGTAGGAAGATAGGTCCTCTCCCACACGCTTAGGTCGGGTCGTTGCAGTGCGGACAGCATGATACCCCTCATTCTCAACCAGCTCCTTCTGGAATGTAGACTTACCTGAACAACTTGGACCAAAGAGTACTACTAGCATTTCACTCCGCCGAGATCGTGTAGAGGATGACTGTCATAGCCGCAAACAGCGCTCCGATTGCGGTGATGACCAACTTGATGAAGAAGGCCACGTTTGTCAGCCACACAAGCCAGGTTGCGAAGCTGATTGCGCCGAATACGATCAGGAATATGAGACTGATCAGGATGTAGTAGATAGGCGGTTCCTCGAACATGGTGTGCTCCTTTCTAGCTCGAGAAAAGCCTATACCCCAAGTCGGGGTATAGTGCTGAATTACCAGCGGTTGATCTTACGATCACGGCGCGCGATGAAGCGCTGCTGAACACCAACAACGTGCTTCATTCGGGAGTTGGCCCCGCGTCCAATAAAGCAGGAGGCGAGAACAATTCCGAGGATGAAGGTCACGGTCTTGATGATCGAAACGGCGATGCGGGTCATGATGTGGTCCTTTCAAACGGAGGGGTTTCAATATACACCCCGTTTTTCTCGCGGACTACTTACGAGGAATCTTGAAGTAGATGAGCCAGAGGAGGATGTAGATTGACAGGAACATTGCGGCGTTCATAGTGGTCCTTTATTGAAAAAGCCTATATCCCAGGTCGGGATATAGGATGAGGTCTCAGTCGGTCTCTTCAGAGGCTTCGATCTCGTCGATCTCGTCGAGGTCGTCGTGCTCAAGCTCTTCGGGCTCGTCCGTGTCCGGAACCGAGCGGAACGCCATGAGGGTGAGAGCGGTACCGGCTGCGAATACAGCGGCGCCAGCAATCAACTTCTTGGAGTTGCGCTTGATAGCGGGCAGGACAGCGTCCTTGTTGAACTTGAACTCGACGATCTTCTCGTTGGTCTCAACGGAGGTGTCAGTGGTCTCAGTCATGAGGGTTTCCTTTCAAATAGAGGGGTCTCATATAAGGGTCAGTTTTTTACGCGAAAGCCTATACCCCAAGTTAATGGGGCATAGGGGTCAGAACGGGGCGAAGGGTAGCTCATCTGCAAGTTTCGCAGCCAACGTACCTTCATGATTCTTCTTGTATAGCTCGTTGAAGTATTTGTTACTCAGTTTCCGATATTTCTCGGTCTTGAGCTTCTGCTCTTCGTGAGCTACAGCAAAGAAGATAGCAAGGATGGTAACGAGGATGAGTGCGATGTAGAGCATGGTGTTCCTTCCGTAGGTCTTCAATATACGGAAGGAAAATGTCGCGGGAAAGCCTATATCCCAGGTTCGGGATATAGGTGAAGAGTTAGTTCTTCAGGCGGTGGATTGCCACTTCAGAGTCGTGGAGCGCGTCTAGAAGAGCGCAGATCTCGTCATTGTTCTTGGTGAGCTCAGTCTCCAGATTCTTGTTCTCGTCTTGTAACGAGAGAACAACGAACTGGGTCACAAGCCACAGAACCAGGAGAATCGCGTTCGAGATAGAGAGCGCAATAACGGCAGTGATCATGGGTGTGTCCTTTCAGAGTAGGGTCTTCAATATACCGTGTGTTATTTCTGCGACTCCTGTGACTGGTGTGAATAGGTAAAAAAGATAAGCCTAGATCCCATGGCGGGATCTAGAACTGTGTCAGAGGTAGTAGTGGTCGTACTGCTCAGAGCTCAGTCCGGTAGCAGCAAGCTCCTCGGCGTAGTCGAGGGCGGCCTGTGCAGCGGCGGGAGTGAGGTTCATGAGAGTGTCCTTTCTATGACGGGTTTCAATATAGAGCCCGTTTTTCTCGCGAAAGCCTATACCCCAAGTTAATGGGGTATAGAACTATCAGAGAGAGCACAGCTTCTCGTAGAGCTTCTCAAACTCAATCGGGTCCATGTGCTCCTTTGCGGCGTAGTAGTAAGCACTGTACATCTCTTCAAGAGACGCACCAAGGCCAGTAACATACTTGAGTTGCTTGGCAAGGCGACGGGTCTTGATGTGGAGGAGTACAGCATACACAACGCTAGCAATGGTGATAGCACTGAGGATGATGTAGAGCATGGGATGTCCTTTCAGAGTAGGGTCTTCAATATACTCTGAGTTTTCCTCGCGGGCAAAAAAAAGATAAGCCCAGCCCCCCATGCGTATAGCACAGGGGGCCAGGCGAATCTCAGAAGGGTTTAACCTTCATGATCAAACCGAACGCCTTCGAGCTGACGACTGCAAGTCGCTCGTACTGGAGGACGGCTACGATACCTGCCAGCGAGGTGACTGCACCGAGAATTGCATCTTTGCTGAGCTTCTTGCTTTCACCAAGGGCTTTGGCTTTTGCAAGAGTCTCGACATTTCGAGCAATTGTGGTGTAGTTCTCACTAGAGGGATCGTGAAGCTCGGCCTCCTTCAGAGCAGCTTCAATTGTCTGCTGAATGGGGTCAGGGTTCTTCATGGATGGGCTCCTTTCTAGGGTTCATTATAGTGCAGGTTTTTCTCGCTTAGACCTGCTTGACGTCCATCGTAACCTTCCCATTCCGGAGCATCTCGGCAACGCCCTGGTCGAAGGTGGCGTGGATTCCCTGGTCCTCAGACACGTGGAGAGTGCCAGCTGGCTGATTCTCCTGATATTTGGTGGAGCTCACGCCGAGAAGCACACCCAGGAAGGTGTCGATCGCAGCGATAGTACCCGCAACCTCAGTCGGGTGAGGCAGGTTCCACAGAGCCGCCAGCGTAAGGTAGAGTGCGGAGGTAGCCGGGAGGACGACCAGCGCAACCCACTTGAAGGTGTCGTAGGACTTGTTGTTCACTTTATTCTCCTGAAGGTGCTTTGCCATAGTTCTTCCTCTTAGCAGGGGGTCTAGGCGTGGGGACAATGGGAAGATTCTTTACCTCATTCACTATCTTCTCAGCAAGCCCATTCCCCCCGAACTCGGAATAAGGCTCTACAAGATACTTCATGAAGTCCTCATACTCGTCGAGGGTGAGAAATCCTCTATGAAGATAGGTCTTCCCGACATACACAATCCGGTCATGGGCCATTCCTAGCAGAAGCCTTGATGTAGCGGACGTACGCTCACTGCGCTTCATGATCCAAGCCCACATCCCGGAAGAGCCCAGAACCGACAGAAATATCGCGATAACGATGTCGGTAAGGGGGTTGAATCCGAAGTGCTGCATGTTAACCGATCGCTAGATAGGGACGAACCCCGAAGGAATAGTTCAACGGGGCGTGGGAGAACTGGCCCGTGGACTTCATGTAAACCGCGGTCTGAGCCGAGGCGCGCTCGCGAAGCCAGTACTCCTCCTCAATGTTAACAAGGGCGGGGTTGAGCCGGAAGGCAGGGAACTGGGTGTGGTGAATGCCTCGGGAAAGGGAATCATCGAAGATCGACGTCCCCCAGAGCATGGCCTCATCCATGATGTTGATATGCGGGTTGTACCAGCGCCAGTCCTTGACTGCTCCGTTCCCGTCATACCCGGTAGCAACTCGAGTCCAGACACCGACCATGTTGGACCTGTTAAACAGGGACTCAGCCATACGACTGGCCTGCGTCATGGTGGACTGGTTGAGCGTTGAGTCCACATACGAGCGCTGGTCAGGGATGGTTGTAGACCAGGCTTCTCGGAACAGAGAATTGTCAGGAACAACCACGATATGGTTCTGGCGGAAGGGAGGCTCACCGATGTTGATGAAGTAGTTGAATGCCACAATTCGCCATGTGACACCAGAGTAGGTCCAGTAGTCTCCGAGATATAGTCCAGAGAAAGACCCATTTCGAATCGCCTGGAGATACGGAGCCACCGAACTACCAAGAGAGGCGCCTCGGTAGAGAGAATTATGCACCCCAACATTTGTGTTATTCACCATTCCATAAAGGGATCCTGAATTGGTGAACTTCTCGTTAATTTTGGTGATGCCGGTTTCGGTGCTATCGACACGATTCTCAATGACCTGGATGCGATCATTCTGACTCTTGTCACTAGCTTTAAGGTTGGCGACATCCGTAGAGGTGTTTCCCCCGGCATTCTGAAGGGCATCTCGGACGGAGTCGAACCAAGTGTTGAACTCACCCTGGAGCTTAGTCTGAAGCGCGTCGAGGTTTATGGTATTCGTCGGACCACCAACATAAGGCGTAAGACTGGACCCCACGAAATTTGTAATGTTTTCGGGGATTACCGCACGACTGTTTTTAACGACCTTAATGTTCGCCAGAACAAAATACTTCTTTTCCCCCTCACTTGCAATCAGAGGAGGACGAGGAGTTGCGGCAGCAGTACCTTTGATGACTTCAAACTTGGCCGCCCGAACTGCCTTGGATGTGTCAACAGACAGAACCACCGAGTCGATACGATCCAAAGATGCATTAGCGGCCTGGACAGTAAGTGTTTCGTCTCCAGCGTTCTCAACCCATCGTCGGTTCAGCCAGGCCTTCCCAGAACCGACATATACGCCCATGGTATTGTTTACCGGGCGGACAAAGAACTTGTCACCGACATTTGGGAAGATTCCTTCAGAAATGATACCGTCGAACAGAGATCCGAACTGATCTGCATCATAGACTCTGTCGCCATTTACCGAATTATAGAACCCACTAGTGATAGGCATATGGGTTAACTCCTTTCTAGAGGTTCAATAACCTCACCCGGGGCTTTACGAGCGAAGTTGATACGGAATCCGTCGCCATTCCATTTTTCTCGAGAGGTCATAGAAATGGTAGGCACTTGAGAGAAACCGTCATTGGACCAAGACTCTGTCATCTCAGTAAGCTGAGCCTCAATCGGTTTAACGTTACGCCCAGTGGGCACATAATAGAAGATATCCCCAATATCGAACCCGGTTCGAAACTGAATATTTGAGAAGTTGTCGATCTTACCAGAGACCATTTCAACGGGCGAATACTTGGGGAACATAGCATCGAGAACCCAGAAAGGATACCAAACCTGGTTCAGAGAGTTAATGTGATCCTGCTGAGCCTTAGTAAGCGCCTTCCAATCTTTGACGGAATATGGTTTATGTACTTGGGTATTGTCCCAAAGTACTTCACGTCGATCGACTGGTTTCTCAGATCGGAGAATATGCTCGCGAGCATGTGTAGATCCATCTGCAATCCACTTCATATCGACATCGCCACTATCCCAGATCTCATAGATAGCGCTCTTCTTATCTACGATACTCTGAATAGAATCAAAGTCACTGAAGTTGTCATTCGCCTCAGACAGAGTGATTGTCTCGATAAGATGCGGGGCCATCAAGTAGGTGTGATACCCACCATATTGAAGCTTAACCCGATAGAACATCGAATAGCCATTGGGCTTGCATGCCGATATGACGTTCTTGAACATGACTGAGGTGGGATTTCGGTCATAAATAATCCACTTACCATCCTGCAGCTTGTTTCCCGTATCATTTACATATGCAAGCTGAGAAACGGATTCGTTCCTGTGGAAGTTGAAATTCGGGAGCTGTCTATTTGGCTCAGCATCCTTTCCGAAGTGCCTATGAGCGATAGCTTCTGCCCACCATTGTGCATCGAATCGCCCTTTATCATCAGGGATGATCCAACTACGGTGAATCTGAACTCGCCACTCGTACAGACTTTCCAAGGATCGTCCGGTGTACTTATGAAGGTAAACCTTATTATCAATCTGTTTGATATCGGCAGTCTCGATGACCATAACATACTCTGTGTCGTCTCGAGTAAGGAAATTACCGAGGCCATATTCGGGGTACGAAGAGCCTGAGTAAACTTGAAGCTCGAACTGCCCGTAATCATAGGCGCGTTCGGTCCAGTTTAGAGAAAGAAAGGTGTTCGGAATCTCACGCCTATTCTCAAAATCGTTCCGGTTCACATAAAATAGGTGCATTAGATACCTCGATAGAGACTTTCGTATTCTATAGACAAGCCCAAATCCTCACTACCGCCAGCGTACTGTAGGGCGATCGTATTAACTCCTGGGTGTAGCTGCACCCATTCACTGCCAGGTGCAAGTACTCCGGTAATGAAGGCCGACTTCCCTCCAGCCTGGTGGACGATCGACTTCTTCCCTGGTCGAGTATCGATTACCAGTTGTTCACCGGCATAGAACTGCCCAGCTCTCGAGATAGTCATAGTCTCATCGAAAGTGGTATTTGTAATAATAAGGTTTGTTATCGTACCATAGAAGGTGAAGGTCATAATAACACCGGTAGTAGCATCCCCAAGGTAGCGGATGTCCTTACCGGTGCTATTCGTCATATCACCAAACGTGAGCTTACGCCCATCCTCGGAGAAGAATGGGAATTCAAACAGGGGTACTGTATCATTGAAGCCCACAACCTTCTGAATCTGAGAAGAAGAAGCTTTCCAATATGGATCCAATCCGATCAGAGAGATCTGAATTTCTTGTCTCTCGGAGAAGATGTTCGGTTCAACCGATTCGACAATGAAATCAGACTTAGCGCTTACCCAATCGGTGATAACCTCGAGGGATATAGTCTCAGATACTCCAAAATAGGTATAGAGCTTCCTTCGGAGCTGCTGGATATCTTCCCCCCAGGGGATCAGAGTCAGCACAACATTGCGTGTACCAACCCTGACCCCCTTAAGGAAAGCGCCATCAATCAAGGCATATCGATCCATACTCAGATCTGCCTTTACCGGCCCCAGACCAGTAATCTCCTTGATCGCGATCCCCGACGAGTAGGGGTCACGCAGGTCGATAGTTAGTCGTTCCCCCGACTTAGTCGTGGACGAGATCTCTGAGATCATAGTGTCAACTTGTCCTTTGCCATGGCTAGAAGAGTATGGGTGTCGCGGTAGATAGTGGCAGCATCCAATGCTTCTGGCGAGTTGTTGGTCTGGTTGAATGTGATGTTTGTGGCACCATTTTGACTATTCTTGTCAGAATTGTCAATGGCGACCGGAGCAGGCGGACGCGCAGCATTAGCAGCCTGAGCCGTGACTCCGATGGCGGGCAGGAAGTTATTGATTCCCTTGGCCTGCTTCTGCATCTCGGTGAGATCCAGGACAGGCTTGATCTCGGGCTTGAAGGACGGGTCATCCTCAATGAGATCGTTTACTCCGTCGAGAGCTCGAGACATGGCGTCATAAGCAGCGGAGGCCATATTGTCTCCAGCTCCAGCGACGCGTTCCCCAGTGTTCTCGATACCGATAGCAAGACCCTCTCCGACAAATCCACCAAGTTCCTTCATCAGTCGAGAAGGAGAGTGAATACCAAAGAAGTTCTTGACTTTATTGTAGCCCTTCTTGGCAACGGAAACCATGGACTCACCAAAGCTCCAGGCCTTGGAAGCGAGACCGTTGGTCATACCATCAACAATAGCCCAAGCAATCTCTCGACCAACCTTGTTGAAGCGGTAGGAGTACTTGTTGATAGCATCTCGGACACCCTCAAGTAGCTTGAGGACGGTCCACATACCTTTGTCGATGATCTTCGGACCATTCCTGGCGATTCCGTCAAGGAAGTTGAGGATAACATTCGTTGCAGCGTCAATGACCTTACCGATGTTGTCCGCGATTCCATTCAGGAAGTTAGCCAGGATCGTAGCGCCCTTCTCACCGAACTCATAGGCGTGGTTCGACAGCTCAGTCAGCATAGCACTGATGAGATTAAACATCGATGCAATAATATTCGGGATATTCTGATCGATGGCATAAATCAATGCCGCAATAAGCTGGGCCATAGCCACCGCAAGCTCCGGGGCCTTAGCGCCGAGAGTGATGATGAAGTTAGCAATGGCGTTTGCTAGGTCAATTGCCAACTGAGGGAGAAGGGCACTCAGACCCTTGATCCCCTCGATCAAGACCAGGAATGCAGCAGAACCCGTTGCTGCGGCGATACCTAATACAGCAGCAAATGCTGCCATAGTGATTGCAACCGGAATAAGCGAGAAACCAAGGGCGATAAGACACGCCGTCAGGACCAGCATTCCGGGGATCACCATCTGCGTTAGGAATGCAGCTGCAATGAAGATTCCCAAGCCACCAGCAAGGGCAACTAGACCAACCGCAACCTGAGCCCAGTTTAGCTTAGAGAGCTTCTCCAGTGCGGATACGAATACGGACAGTCCGGCTGCCGCAATACCAAGAGCAATCATTCCCACTGCAACCGTTTCAGCAGCCCCAGCAGCTACGACCATGATGATGAGAGCACCCGCAAGAGCAACAAGCCCCTTAGCTACTTCCATCCAGCTCAGCTTACCGAGTCTCTCGACTGCATTACCGATAGCAAGTACTGCGGCAGTCATTGCGATAATGGCAAATACACTCTTAGTATCAGCGAAGCCTGCTGCAAATACAGTTCCAGTTAGAACGGTAATCACGGCGGTCAGAGCAAGAACACCCTGCATCAGCTTACTGGTATCCATACTACCAAGTAGATAGATGACACCAGTTAGGATCGTACACGCAACCGCTAGCCCAAGAAGGACTCCAGCACCCTTAGCAATGTACGGGTTAGTTCCTGCAACCGCTAGGAATGCCGCTAGAATAGCGATAATCGCCGAAAGAGCAAGCACGCCCTGAATCGCAGCACCAGTCTTCATGCTACCCAGTGCAAACACTGCTGCCGACAGGATGACACAGGCAGTAGCTGCAGCAATGAGTACCGATGCCCCACCAACAAACACGGCGGGGTCCTTGCTCACAGTCTGCAGGAACACGCTAAGCATCCCCATGAGAACACCAAGAGCAATAACACCCTGGATTGCCTGTCCCGGACGCATCAGACCAAGAACTGCCACAGCTGCCGAGATCAACAGCAAAGACTTACCCAGAGCCTTGAGGACCGGGGTGAGTAGAAGCAGCTTGACCGTCTTGAGCTCAGAGAGCTTCTCGAGAGTCATGGTCATCAGCTTGAAGACGGCCGCCAGGGCAGTCAGAGAAAGAATCAGCTTGGGTGCCGGGATCAGAGACATCAAGAACAATGCCCCGATCAGGATACCGAGAGCGATCGCGATCTTCTGAAGTGCCTCAGCCTTAATCTTCTGCACAAAGGCATCCAGAACATCTCCGAGCTTAGTAAAGAACTCGCTGATCTTGTCAGCCAGGTTTCCGATCTTGTCGAAGTTGCTCTTGAATGACTTAAGCCATCCGATCATGACAACAAGAGTGGTGCCACCGAAGGCAGTAAGTAGAACCTTACCCATATCGTAAGACTTGAGGTTCTCATTTGCCTTATCTGCCGCACTAGTCAGTCCACCGAACAGGTAGTCAGCCGCCTCCTTAATCTTCGGGGCGATGACATTTGTCATGAAGTCCTTTACCTCGAGCAGCTTTTGCTTGATCGCATCAAACAGCTCCGGGAGGTGAAGCTGGTTAGCAAGTCGCTTGATGTCCTCCATCCACTTGAGAATGAAGTTCTGCTTAGCGGCCTGACCAGCTTCCTTTACGGCCTGGCCCGTTGCGCTACCGACTCCTGCGATGGCTCCGGCAGCCTCTTTAGCCTTGCCAGTTACATCGCCCTGACCATTAACCCAGTCCCGGAAGGCGATGGCTAGGTCTTTTGCCTTTCCTCCAGCAGCATGAAGGGAGTTGCTCAGCTTGTCCCAAACGGCGCTCTCTCGAACCTTGTTGAAGAGGTCAACAATAGCATCCTTGAGCTCGATGAGCTTGGTCTTAAGCCACTCGACTCTATCTGCTATTTTGAGCTTTTCACCAAGTTTGTTGAAGGCGTTAGACAGCGTCTGGATTGTGGCCTCGGTAGAAGAGAAGTCTCCGAAATCGAAGCCCTTGAAGTAGTCAGCAATGGCGGACTTAGCGGATGTAAGCTTCTTCTTTAGCTTGTCTCCTGCCGCTTCGCCAAATTCCTTCAGCTTTGACTTAGCCTTCTCAACTCCGTGGTGAACGGATTCCATGGCAGCAGAGAACTGCTGACCAATGACCGAGTTCTTGACGGCGTCCTTGACCAGACCGAACTTCGAGGCTAGATCCTTGATTCCCTGACCAAGGTTGGTTAGCCGTCTACCGACCTCTAGAGACATAATGAAGTCATGGATCTTATCCACGACCCACTTAATAGCCTTACCGAGCAGGTCGATCGGTGGAAGGAGGATCTTCAGTAGCTTTCCGCCAAGATCCAATCTGGTAAACCACTGGTCAAACCAATAGATTACCTTACCCAAGACCTTGGTGATCTGGAATACTCCAGAGTTAATACCAGCGAACGCAGGGAATAGAGCACTAATAATGTGACTTGCTACGGTAAAGATTACCTGTGCAACTTCACCTAGAATCGTCGCGAAGATGTGGAAGATGGAGAATACTCCAGTGAAGGTCCACTCTAGCTTCTCCGCAAAGTTATTGGTTATAATCAGCTTCGAGGTGAAGTCGGCAAATGCTTTAGTTATTCGGACTAGGCCTTCGGCAGAGGCGTTCATGAATACCCGTTGGAACGCCGTCCCAATCTGCCCAAGAACTTTGACGATTGCTGTGAAGATGTTAGAAAGACCCTGAATGAGTGCGCTTCGCCCTCCGAGATCCTTCCACATCTGAAGAAAACCATTTCGAGCACGAGCACTGTCTGAGATTACAGCACCAAGCCAGTCGCTAATAGCAGTGAACAAGTCTGATGCCTCTTCAAAGTCCCCAAACAGGATCTCGAAGGTCTCAGCCCAACCGGAGCCAATAGCTTCCTTAGTTGTGTCAATGAGCTGACTGAAGGTTCGAACCTTGGTGGCGGCATCGAATGCGCCCTGTGCGAACTGCTTCAGCTTGTGGGCCTGCTCCTCAGAGTATCCCATCTCGACGAGCTGGGCCTCGGAAAGGTCATTAGTCAATGCCGTTAGGGTGGTCGTCATGACCTGGGCAGTCAGCCAGTCTTCCTTGAGTGACTCTCGGAAGCTACCCTTCTTAGCAATAGCCTCATCGACTCCGGTGCCCATCATTCGAGCAGTCTCGATCAGAGCATTCCTGAAGGACTCGCCGCCCATGCCGGCATTCACAAGGGAGTTCCAGTCCTGCAAGTGAACTACACCGGCCGAGATAGCCTGAGAGAGCTGAGTGTATGCGGTGGCCGTCTGCTGAGCAGTGGACCCAGAAGCCGCGGCAAGGTTGGACAGACCCTTAATTGAAGCGACCGAGGTCTGTAGGTCCACGCCGGCAGCCGTAAACAGACCGATAGCATTAGTCATATCACTAAAGCTATATACGGTCTTGTCTGCGTATGTGTTTAGCTCGGCAAGAGACTGCTTAACCTCAGCAAGGGTCGTACCCTTCTCGGCGGTGTTAGCCATGATGGTCTGAATCGATCTCATTTTGAGCTCGTACTCATTAAACCCATCTTTAATCGTCTGGAAGAATCCTCCAACGATACTCTTACCGGCGTTGAGGGCTGCGACACCGATTCCGCCGAATGCGGTAACTGCAAGCCCCTGCATGACGGTCATGTTCTTGCCGATATCAAGAGCCTTTGTTGCCAGGTCACCGAGTGTGGTGTTCTTGGCAATCTCTCCAACTCGAGATAAGCCATCAGCCGCGCCCTGAAGCTTCAAGGATTCCTTGAGCTTATCCATGCCGGACGCGGATTCCTTGATTGCGGACAGGAACTGCTTGTTGTTCATCTTGAGCGAGACTACCCGCTCGTCAATAGTTGCCACTACTTAGTGACCTCCTTCCAGGCCTTCTTCGCTATCTTGTCGAATACGGGCCTGATAGCGGGATTGATGTAGTCTCGGCCGACGACATACCCTCCGTTACGGGTACCGTGACCATACTGCAAGATGACGGCGATATTTACGCCGTTATTTACGTGTGAGTTTGTCCAGGTGATCTTCCAGTTCTCGCCAGTTCTGGTGACTTCATAGTTCCAGCTAGCTGCAGTCTCACCCGACCTGGAGGGGGTCGCCGCCTTGAGAGCAGAAACCCCCTCCTTGCCGAACTGATTCATGATCAGAGCCAGGTCTAACTTCGTCATTCTGTCAAACCAATTCCTGGTGAGTTTCCAGTCTCCCTGGCTCTCGATCGTAATCATGATTCTCCTACTTGATAGCGTTGAATGCCTCAGGTGTCGCTACCGCCCAGCCGATAATCTTGACGTTGACCGCCTTAGCGGCGGCCTCTGCTGCCACCTGGTCATCCTTGCTTGCAACTAGTACCCATACTCCCTCGGGGTAGACATTCTTGGCCTGTCGCCAGGCCTCCCCATTCATTCCTGATGGTAGAACACCAAGCTGAGCATCCTTCACGGCAGAAATCTGCCAGTCGGCAGGACCATCCGTGCTGTCAGCAACCCTCTTGAGACCGGGGTAGTCGTTCTTCATGATCTCACGAAGCTTGTTCTGCGCTCTACCATGAATGGGGAAGTACAGCTTACCTCGTGCTATAAGCATGGGCAGGAGCTTGCCATCAGAAGACCGATACCATTGAGCGGCAGAGTCTAGCAACCCATTTCGAATGTTAGGCAGAACCGCGATGTTCTTAGACTCAAGGAAGTTGAGAGCCTCAACCATCCCGGCAACATCTACTCCGTCACCTCGGATTGTATCAAGCCCGTAATCCGAGAAGCTCTTGCTATCATTGTACTTCTGTGGGATTGCCACGGCAGCATTTGCCGCATCAGCAGTGGCCTGAATGGGCAGTGCAACCTGTCCAACTCCAGTATTGCCTATTGCCTTGATCTCATCGAGGGTATATGCAATTCGGTTCGGCTTGCCCCAACCCTTCTGGAGCCAGGCCATGATCGGAAGGCCTGCCGGAGTGGGTGTCGGAGGAGTGACAGGTTCCGGAGTGGCAACAACCGGACCCTTAGCAGCCATCCAAGGTCCGAGCTTCTCAACCGCGGATGCGATTCGATACGCCAGAGCGGAACCAAAGGCAACGGAGCCAATCTTTGTCGGGTGGGTGTCATCCCCCTGAATCAGAACGTCGCGAGTACCATCTCCTTGCGGCCGGTCAACATTGCCGGTACCAGACAAGACATCAGATACCTGTATGGTAGGAGCTCCTTCAGAAACCGGAGTAACTCCCGAAAGAGGAACCCATGTCTTGGTTACCTTGTAGGCGACACCCTTGTATACGACGATATCACCCTCGGCACAAGCCCTACCGTCTCGCCAAAGGACGGCCTGCTTATCAGCAATACCGAGCCAGTCAACAAAGGCGATTCCGTTAGCAAGTCCTCCAGCCGCCTCGACTCCGGCCTTCTGAGCCTTAACGTTTACGTGTCCGGACTTAGAAAGGAGACGAGAGACGGCAGAGGGCTCCGGACCAACCATTACGATTGGAACGTTCGGGAGCTTCTTCCGAACCTTCGTGACGAAGGACTTGACTGCCTCGGTGATTGCAGTACCATTTTGATCGCCATTCTCAATAACCTTGTCGCTATTGAGTGATCCAACGGTGACGATAAGGTTTGGAACTGCAGAGCAGACAGGATTAACCCGATAGTCTGCCTCGAAGTTGTCATTTCCAGTCGCAGAGTATCCAAATCCGCTTCCGTCGACGGCACTGACCATAGGGGCACACTCGAGAATCCTCGAAGCCGCTGCTGGGAGGTTGAATCCCTGCCCCATAGTCGACTCAGTAGACCAGGAGTCACCGAAGAAGCCGACAGTTGGTACGAATCGACCCGGCTGAAGCGGGATCGGAGCAAGGGTCTTCGGTAGGTCGTTGACCGTCTGCTGGAGAGGCAGGAATCCCTTCATCCACGGAACAACCAGATCGAGAATATGCTTCGACGGCGGGTTCTCGTAGGGATTACCGACTGGCTCCCACTGTCCACCATGATTCGGATCCTCGACCAATACGCCGTCTGTGATGTAAAGGTGAGCAATGCCAAGACGGTCAGCCTTAGCGAATACCTGCTTGTAGTTAAACTCAGTGGTACCATGAATCGTAGCCCACCAGCGAGTAGATGGGTAGTCAGCCATGTGTGCTGGAAGCACAGGAGACTGTGCATTCTCCTCGAGGAACTTCTCAGCGGTACCCTCGAACATCAAACAGACGTCGAAATCAAGAGTACATACCTCAGCAGAGATATTCGTCCCGGTGTTAATTCCGATTGTGAAGTTTACACCATTCTCTCGACGGATCGTGTCAATTAGATCCTTATACCAGGGAAGCCTATTATTTCGAATATCCCAGCCGTTGATCACCTCATCGAGGAACACGCCCTGAACAAGGTCCCCGTACCACTTCTTGGCGAGGTTCAGCTGCTTAAGGATGTACTCCTTCGTGTACTTTGCAGCATTCGGAATACCCCGGTTCTCCTCAGAATCGGGATCGATTGCTGCTCCATACTGAGTCTTGATGTAGAACAGAATCCGCTTGGCGCCAGCAGCCAGTGCTAGCTCCCCCTGCTTCTTGAAGTCGGGGTCGAACTGCTCCCAATCACCACTATTGCGGTTGAGGATTACATACCCAAGCTTGTCTCTGAACTTTAGTGTCTCGGACCACTTCGATACCTGACCCGGCTTTCCGTCCTTGTAGTAGTCGGGCCAGAAATAGGTGATAGGCGAGTAGTATCGTTCGCCATTCTTAAAGGGAGACTGCTCCTTAGCGAGAGCCCGAACCTCAGACTTCTTGCTATAGGTATTCTCAGCATCTGTCTTCTTGAGATAGGGCGTAAGATTAGGAGGAGGGGTAGGAGTTCCACCGCCACCTCCCCCACCAAATGGCAGGGGGGAGAACTCAGCAGTGGGGTCGGCAGTCATGATGTCGACGGACTCACCCTGGGTTAGAGCGACATGCTTGATGATGTCAAACTTGGGGGAGTCGATGTAGATAGTGTGGGTCCAGGCGCCAGAGGGGGTTACTCCAGCGCCCGGAGCAAGCACCTCGATGTTGACAGCGCCAGCTTGGTCTGTCTGAACCACATGCTCGCGCATCGAGACTGCGGTACCTTCGACGGTCGCCGTAGCACCCTTTACGTCAGGAATGATTCGGACAATAGCCCGACCATTCTCTCCTCCGGGGATGGTCCCCGTTAAAGTACAGTATGGCGCTGCCATTTTGAGCCTCCTACGGCTGTTCGGCCCTGTCGAGCAGGGCGTTCACCTTGGTGTTGGTCTCGGCGCCGTAAACGCCGTCTACCTCAGCGCCGACTGCAGCCTGAACGGCCTCGACGGTCGCGTCGTGAGCCTCCTCAGAAGCGTCACCCCAAATCCCATCCTGCTCGGTGCCAACCACGGACTGCGTGAAAGCCACGCCGAAGGGGAAAGTCTTCCCGCCCCAGTTAGATGCAGCAGCCAGAGCGTAGCAGCGAGAGCGAGTGTTCGGTCCAGCGACGTTGTCGGGGTTGGCTCGAACAGCGCGCTGGAGAGCACGGATGTCTGCGGGACCAGCGGGAGCAGAGCTTCCGGGAGCGTCGGTGTATGCGGGACGAATCACATAGGCGATCGACTCGCTGCGGACCCGGCGCCAAACGCCATTGCCAGCAGACTGCGAACCATAGCTACCAGACGAGGTGTTACCCTCGATTGTCTGAAGCGTACCGCCGCCAAGGTTCTTCTCGACGAAGCCGACGTGGTCTGTGCCGCCGCCATCCCAGTTGTAGATGACGACATCCCCGGGCTGTGCGTCGTAAACCGATACGAAGTAAGCGTCAGGGTGCTGGCGGACCTTGTTGACGGTGTAGTCAGTGTTAAAGGAGAATCCTCCAATAGCGTTAATCTGCCCGCACTCGTCCAGACACATGCTGACGAAGAGCATGCACCACCAAACAGAGTCGGACGGTCCAGCAAGCCACTGCTGACCAGTTCGAGCTGCCCAGTAGCGTCCAGCCTCAGATCCGGGCTGAGGGTCATCTGGTGCATAATAACCAATCCTCGCGGCGGCTCGAGCGAGGACCTGCTGTGCAACGCTCACTGCATCACCTCAGTAGTCTGGGACACGTGAATGTCCTTGTCTTCCATGGGGTCAGTCCCGATGTGGGCCTGCGGAGCAAGCGCCTCCTCGGGGAAGTCCTGACGGACCTCATCATCGTGAGAGATCATTAGTTATCCCTTCGTGCCAAGCTTTGCCCGCCTGGCTCTATTGAGTTCCCGGTTCCGTTCCATAATCTCGGACTGGGACATCTTCTTATCGGGCTGGTTCTTTTGGTTGCATACCCGAATGAGTGTGAGTAGTCGGTTGATGTGCCAGTTCTCACACTCGAATGGAATCTGGCAAGCGATCATCCAGTAGTAGATTAGCTCGGATGAGGTGTACTCGCCAGATCCAGACTCTCCACCCGTCTCACGGATGGTGGTTGCGGTCATCGTGTCGGCCATGTAGGCGCTAATGCGATCGACCTCAGATGGGGGGATCCTATCCAGGAGCGACGGGTCGTACTCTTCATCTGTGATCATACACTTGATGTAGAGGGCCATCTCCTCAGGGGTGACTTTGTCGTTACCGATGAGGTGTTTATGGGTAATTGACTCCCATTTTGACAGCGCGACCAGGTTGTGCTCCAGGTGCAGGATTCCGCCAGGCATGGAGACAAACGAACCTGTCTCCTCGTCGAACCCGTCGAGATCCGGGATAGAAACTATAAGCATTGCAGGCACCGAGGGCCCAGGAGTCTAGGTCTCTGAGCCCCCGGTGTGGTATGGTCAGCCTGCGAAGTGCGCCTTGATCTCGTCCGGCAGGAGAAGCTTGGGCTCGAGAGCCCCGCCTCCGCCCTGAGCGGTGTCGGAACCGAACAGCTTGGCCTCGAGGGTCTTCAGCTTACCGGCGTCGACGTCGAGGGACGAGATGGTCAGCAGCGAGGTGGGCTTAGCGCCAGACACGTTGACCGGCGTGGTGGACAGCTCCCAGGAGAAGGAGATCGCCTCGGGAGAGTCGTTGACGGTCTTGTAACCCTTCTCGGAAGGAGAGGCCTTGCAGCCGTACAGGATGTGGAGCTTGTAACCCTTGTCCTGACCAGCCACGTCGTCACCAATCTTGGTGCGGTAGACGAGACCGAATGCGAGTCGGTCCTGCTGACCGATCTTGACTCCCTTCGTCAGCGTGGCGGAACCGTCACACTGCTCGAACTCATCGGGGTAGGTGTAGGCCTCGATAGTGGCCTTCAGCTTCTCAGCCGAGAGCATCGAGAGGTACAGAATGTTGTCGGCGTAAAGGTCGGTAGCCTCAGCGCCCTCGGGCTTCTCGGAGATGGCGGTGATACCATTCCAAGCAACGCCCTTGCCGTAGGTCTTCTGAGCCGGGTCGTACACGTACAGCGCACAGTGGTCGACACCAGTCTCAATACGGCGCTCACCAGTCTTGTCCCAGACAAGTGCAGCCATGTTTACTCCTAATAGTAGACGTCGAAGATGTCGTGATAGAGGTTGTCCGCTACGAGTCTAGACTCATGGCGGCTGAACAAAAGGTCCTCGATCTTCGTTCGTGTCGGGTCCTCGGGATGCCGGGCAATCAGAGTAACCTGGAACCGGTTCGCTTTGATATACTTTAGGTTGTCCGCGTACATCGGATCGCCCGGATGCCGCTCGTATACGATACACGGATACGAGAGCTTAAGTGATGGGAGTGGTTGGTAATAGACCTTGTCCGACCCGAGGATCTCTACTAGCTTCTCATGGAGAGCTAGGCGTCGGTCCATTATACACCCCCGTCAACTCGAGAACCAGACGGGGGAACTTCAGCTCCACATAGGAGATTTTCCAAAGTCCCCCCATCCAGCGAACATACTTGAGATTCTGGATGTTATCCGTTAGATATCCGTCAGCGATAATGCTGATCTGGTTACTTAGGTTGATACTCCCCAGAATCTCGTCGCTGCTACCAAAGCGGCGTGCTTCACGGAAGACGTCGCCATAGTATGGTTTCTCGATGATCTTGTCTTCCCAAATTCCCGGCTCGGTCTGGACCTGAGTTGCAAATCCTATCCCACCGAAGAATTTGGCCATCTATCACGGCTCCGCGACGACGTTTCCAGCCTCGGTCTTCCGCTCAACGATGATCGCCGACTTCGGGTGAGTCAGCGCACCGGAGAGGCGAGTTTCCAAGAGGTAGTGGTACTGGTTGAAGCTGATGTCGAAGTCCTCAGCCGCGAACAGCTGTCCACCACGATCCGCACCAATGGTGTAATCGGACATATTGACGACGATACCGAGGGCGTCGACAACGCCGTTCTTGGCGGAGGTGCGCTGCAGGCCCTTCATGAGCGGGACCTTGACGATCTTCGAAACACCGACGTAATCGGCAAGCTCGGAGATGCTGCGGAACAGACGGTGCCCCATCTTGTCCTTGAGCAGCAGGATCTCGGTGACCATGTGCGGCTCGGCGAACCAGGTGGGGTTGCCAGCACCGTCGTAGTCGTCCATAGCGCGGACGATGGAGTCCAGGACATCCTCGGTAGTGGTCTCCTTGGCCAGGACGACGCGAGGAGCGTAGAGGCTGTCCTCCTTGTAGATCGGGCGGATAGCATCCTCCTTGATCTTGTCCTTGGAGGAGGCCTGGCGACCATCGCCAATGAGGACGGCTCGACCGAGCTCCTCCTCAAGCATGATCTTCATCTCGCCACGGATGTAGGAGACAACATCGAAGTCAGTGATGTCAAGGATGTCATCCCTATCCAACCGCTGCTTCTTATAGATGGTGGTCGGCGAGGTGGTACGCTGCAGAAGCGTGAAGACCTCGTCTTCCTTCTTATTGCCCTTAATGTAACCGCGGGCACGCGCCTCGTCGGCCGTGATGTCGGCGAAGCGGGTACGAATGCGGGAGAAGGGGGAGTGCTTAGCGCCACCGACTACAGCGGAGACCCAATCGGTCTTGCGCTTGATGAACTCCGGCTGGTTCCACAGATCCTTCGCCTCCGGGAAGAGGGTCTCGATCTGCTTGATGCCGTAAGCATCGGCGTGCGCCAGGATGGCCTGCTTCAGGGAGCCGCTAGAGCGGGCGTCCTCGAAGATGGTCTCGACCTGGGCGTGAGTCAGGACGGGGAGCTCCTCGGTGGTAGCGGAGCCCTCAAACACGTTCTTGTGAGCCATAGTATCCTCAGTTGTGTCGGAATGGGCGGTGTCCTCAACCTCTTCGGTATCAGACTCCTCCGCCTCTTCATCTACGGAATCGACGAGCTGTCCGACGATGGCGTAAACCGCCGTCTTCTGCTCCTCAGTCATCCCTTCGAAGATCTCCCCGAGAGTGGGGTCGTCCTCGTCGCCCTCAGCCTCGTCAGCCTCCGGCTCCTCCTCAGCGTGCTCGACGTCATCCGTCTCCTCCGCCTCGAAGTCCTCATCCTCGTCCTCATCACCGTGAGAAACGAAGTCCAGCTGCTCATCAGTGTAGATAACAGCCTCGATCTCATCGCCATCGTCACCATGCTCAATGGAGACCTGGTCAATGAGAGCACCAGGGTTGGCGCCACGGAGCACCAGGCTCACCTCGACGAGCTCGCCGTGGACAACGTCGTTGCCCTTAGCGCGAACGTGAGTGGCGTAGATACTCATCGCCTTGATGTCGCCGTTCTTGACCATCTCTCGAGCGGTCCGGCCACGATCGGTGTTGTTCAGATGGGCGTAGGCGTAAACCCCATCGTCTCGAACCTCAAGATCGGCATGCCCCAGGACGTTCTCGACGTCTCCGTGCTTGTGCTGCCAAACGAGAGGAACAGTCTTCCCGTCGTACGCCGCGAAAGCCCCGTGCCGGATTACCTTATTATCCGAGCACCGAACATCGTTCTTCGTGGCGTAGCCAGAGAAATCGCACTTAACTGCCATTTTGACTACTCTCCATCAGTTCGGAAATTGGTACATCCGCGGCTGGGGTTTCGTCAACCGGCTCTTCGCCGGGTGGCATCTCCTCACCCATCGGATTGATGTTGGAGTTCACCAACTGGTCTGCCGTCTCGTCATCAGACTGTGCCCAGCCGAACTTCGGTCGAAGCTCATTGGCGGTACCAATCTCATTACGCTTAACGGAGTCGACCAGCTTGGACATCTCCTCGAGCGGGACGTTGAGGAACGGATCCTCGATTGCCATTACCCGCTGCTTCTGCGTTCGGGCAGTCTTTGTGAGGAAAGTCCTGGTGATGGCATCCGTGATCGCCTTCAGAACTGGACGAACCGTGCGGTTCTGGTAGTTCAGCATCTGTCGAGCATCGGCCTTGCCGGTGAAGACATCCTCAGTCATTCCGAGCTGGTTGTACAGCTGCGTAGTGAGCCACTGGATCTGGCTCATGAGGTTGTTCTCGGATGGTCGGTTCAGCTGAGTGATTCGCTCTGCACCATCGGTGTAGGCAATACCATACTGTGAACCAGCGAGCTGTTCCTCAATCGCCTTTCGCCTGGCCTCTGCCTGCTGCCTCTTGAGCTCAGTCTTGACCACGTATGGAAGCTGAATGATGATGTCCAGCTTACCGGATCCAGACTGTCGGTCAATCGCATCGAGCAGATGCAGCTTCTGTGTGAGTCGCTGCAAAGTAGAGCTCGGAGCGTTCATCACGCTATAAAGCGGATTGTTGACGATAGCTACAAACTCTTTCTCAAGAGTCAGCTGTTCTCGCTGTCCAGTCCGGTCGTTGTAGACTTCGACTCGGACGTGCCGAGGGTACCAATGGATGATACTACCGACCCGCATTGAACGAACGTCGTATCCCTGTGTCATGTCAGGGTCAACATTCGTGTCCACGGGAACAATCGCTACCGCGCCCTCCTCGAACAGAGTAAGGACGAGATCCTGGAAGAATCCCCGTCCGGTCTGGTCGACGTTAGCACTGAGCGACATGCAGTCATCAAGATCACTATTGATGTAGCTCTTGAGATTACCGTTATCGTCTGTCCGAACATGTCGGATGGGAACATTCGCCACGTCGATAGCGATCTGGTTGTAGATGCTGGTGACGATCGTCTGATCCCCGACGACAGGACGGTAGTTCACTGCCGGATTACCGAAGAACGACGCTCCGTATTCGGGAGTGAAGTCCTTCTTGTCCGGTGATCGAGTAAATGCATTCCAGGCGTGGCTCAATCGATCACTAAGACCCATTTCACCTCCTTGCTCATTCGAATGCCTCCTTGTTGATCTTGTATGCCACGAAGGCATCCATCAGAGCGGCTACTGAGTCAATCTTCTCTTCTGAGCGCTTCTTCAGCAGCTTCCGGTTTCCGTTGGTATCCTCAAGGGTGACGCAGTTGCCCATGGTAAAAGACATGAGCTCCTGATCGAAGATGAGGAGGCGCTCAGAGGCCAACTTCTTCAGCTCCCCAAGGGGGACTGATTCGGTCCTGGCGCCCTGGATAACCTTCTCAATACCGTACGGACCGTTCTCCTGTTCCCACCGGGTTACGAACTCCTTGGCGTTGTATGGGTCAAACCCAAACGCCGAGACATCGTACTTCTGTTCATCGATGTACTGGTCTAGATCTTCATAGACTTCCATCATGTCCAGGACGGTACCCTCC